TACTCAATGGCGGCATTGCTGCGGCCCCTGCAGCGGCTCTAAGCCTGCCTGCAACGCTGCTCAATGCTGCCGGTGGCGATGTTGCGGATTTCCGCTCTGCCTGGTTGACGCTGCGCAGGTTGGGTCTGGTGAGCGCTGAACTGCTTCAGGAGGTGCGTGCGCTGGCGATCAGCAGCAACCTGCCCGAGGCCTTTGTGCAGGCGCTGGGCGGTGGTGTTCGGCCTGCTGCGCAGTATCTGGGGCAGGAGTGGATGGACGACGCTGGCCAGCTGTGGCGCGTCGAGCAATCACGGGGCGAGGATGGCCAGTTCCTGCCCGACGATCCCGCAACGCTTGAGCGCGAATCGCTGATCTGGGTCGAGGTGACGGAATGAGCATCATCTACATCAACACCTACCAGTTCGCGGCGGCGGTGGAGGCTGCGGGGCCGGTGCAAAACTTTATGGATGACGGGGCAGATGATGCAGTAAATGGCGTAATCCCGCTCACTGGTGGAAATCCGTTCTGGATTGATGTAGTCCCTGCAAATGCAGATCTTGACTACAGCGGATCAAACACCTTTAACCGAGTAATGGACGGGTCGCTTTCAACATCTGTTTTCTGGACGGGTGACCAATACTCCCAAGGAAATGTATTGCGAGCGAGGTTAGAGTTGGTTCCACGCATAATTTCAGCAGGTGAAATCTCGACAGTTCGCATTTACGGGCGAAATTTTAGCACTAACCCAACCTACATACCTTACGATGCACAACTACTAGATTCAAACAAAACAGCGATCAGTGGAACTAGCGTAAGTTTAGTTGCCCCTGCGCAATGGCACGATATACCTGTTCTCGGCGATCCCTATTACTTAGAAATATCTTGCACTGCCGGAAGCAACAGACGGCTGAATCTCTATGCCATTGAAGTCAATGGCTCCATCCTCATTGACACATGACCCTCTACTCCTTCCACGGTGCTCGCCCTGAGCCCCTGCCCGCCGACTGGACGATTAGGCTGAGTCAGGTGGGGCGATAGCCATGGCGTTCGTTGAAGACCTGAGTGTATTTCTGAGCGACGATGAGTTTGCGAAGCCGGTAACAGCTGGCGGTGTATCGGGGCTTGGCATCCTTGATATGCCATCGGAGGTTATTGCTGATGGTGTTGTGCTGACGACCGACTACAAGTTGACGTGCGAAGCATCAAAGTTTGGCGATCTTGCTTATGGTGCTGGCGTTAATGTTGACGGTCATGCATACACCGTTAGAAACGTTGCGTTGATTGATAATGGTGCATTTTGTGAGGTAATGCTTCAGCGAACTGCAACACCGAGCCAGGCTGTTGGCGCACCTGCTTTGCTTGATGGTGATGGTGTCGCGTCTGATAGCACGGTGATCATGGATGGTGGATCACCAGATACCGTTTACATTGAGGGTAATGTTCTTGATGCAGGGGCGCCGTGACGACTTACACCCGGTTTAAGCTGCGAAATGGCACTGCTGCCGAATGGACCGCAGCGAATCCGGTGCTGCTGGCGGGTGAGATCGGGGTGGAGACTGACACCCGCCGTTACAAGATCGGAGACGGCACGACCGCATGGGCCGGCCTGAGCTACTACATCGACGGTGTGGCGATCCGTGGCCAGTGCTCGAAGATGACCGATGGGACGATCGACGTCACCACCAAGGGCGCTTATATCACCACCGGCCTGGCTGCAACGCTGGACACTGACACGGCCTATGGCATGGTGCTGGGTATTGATGACGCCTTCGGATTGCGCAATACAAGCGGCGGCACGAAGCTGTTCAGGATTTACGGCAGCATCGATGCCACCGATGGGAACAACTCAACCCTCGGCGTCAAGCTGGCCAAGAATGGCACAGCGATCGATGAATCAGAATGCCGCGCCTTCACCGGCAGCGGTGCGCAGGAAGCCAAGCTGGTGACTTCCTGGATGGTCGAGCTGGATGATGGCGATGAGGTGGCACTGCTGATCGCCAACCACAGCAACACCACAGACATCACCCTGAAGCGTGGCCGTGTCATTGCCGTTGAGGTGCGTGCCTGATCATGGCTACCAAACGCGAACAGATCCTTGCCCAGATTGCGACGACACTCGCCGACACTGCTGGCGTTGGTGGTCGGGTGTATCGGTCGAGGGTGACGGCTGTGGCCAGGGCCGAAAGCCCGATGATCATCATCGAACCGGTTACAGATACGGCGCAGCAATTCACGTCACTGCCGAAACTCGATTGGACGATGCGCGTGAGAGTCGTCGTTGTGGTGCGCTCCGGCACGCCTGACACGGATGCTGATCCGATCATCCAGTCAATGCACTCAAAGCTAATGGCAGACCTGACGCTTGGTGGTTATGCGATTGATGTGCAACCGGTGCTAACAACATTCGAGTTTCTTGATGCGGATCAGCCTGCAGGCGTATTCGCGAATGAATACGACGTCAAGTATAGAACCGCAGTTGCAGACTTGACCACCGAGTAGGATTTAAGCAGAGGCAAGGACTACCATGAATGACGAGTACAGCGGTCAAGGTGGGTCGTATCTTCTCGATCCAGAAACCGGTAAACGCACTCTGATTAAGCGCACACTTCCCGCCGACACCCCAAAAACTGATGGCACTTCTTCTTCGGAAACGACTGATTCTGATCGAAACGGAATCGGTGTACGGAACAGATCCGACTCCCGACGGAGCGGACGCAGTTCTGGTGAGGGATTTGAACATCACTCCTCAGCAGAGTGATGTTGTCAACCGCGATCTGATTCGCCCCTACCTTGGCGCATCTGAACAGCTGCTCGCCAACACTCGCGTTGAATGCACCTTCAGCGTTGAACTGGCTGGTTCCGGCACTGCTGGCACTGCTCCTCAGTACGGCAAAGCTCTTCAGGCTTGCGCTCTGAGCGAGACCGTTGTCGCCGATACAAGCGTGACCTACGCGCCCGTATCCGGCAGTTTTGGCTCTGTCACCATCCACTACAACATCGATGGTGTGCGCCATAAGGTGACCGGTTGCCGTGGCACTTTCGTGATCAACGCGAACGTGGGTGAAATCCCGACGATCGACTTCACGTTCACTGGCATCTACAACGCACCTGATGACTCGGCGCTGCCCAGTGTCACCTACGCGAACCAGGCCACACCGCTGGTGTTCAAGAACGGCAACACCGATACGTTCGAGCTGCTGTCCTACGCCGGCTGCCTGCAGTCGGTCACGTTCGACGTGGGCAACACCTTGGTGTACCGCGAGCTGATCGGTTGCACCAAAGAAGTGCTCATGACCGATCGCTCTGCGAATGGCACCGTTGTGCTTGAAGCGGTGACGATGGCGACGAAGGACTACTTCACCGCTGCGCTCGCTGATCAAGCGCTGGGCAACCTGACGTTCCAGCACGGCACCACCGCTGGCAACATTGTTGATTTCGCCTCCACTCGGATCGACATCGGTGATGTGTCTTACAGCGATCAGGACGGTATTGCGATGCTGAACATCCCCTACACCGCAGTTCCCTCCACCGCTGGCAACGATGAGTTCAGCTTGGTCTACACCTGATCAAGAGCGGACGATCTCGCGAAGGGGCCGCGTTGCGGTCCCTTTTTTGTTGCTGTATAGTTTGCAGGAGTCTATTTTCACCCATGGCTTTTGTTCGCAAAAAGGTTAAGACGTTTAAGTGGCCTGTGACCATCGAAGAACCTGCTGATGGCGGTGTGTTTGAGGAGTCTACGTTTGATGCTGTTTTCAAGCGTGTGCCTCGATCTGAGTTCCAGAAGCTTGCTGATAAGGGCGACCTAGAGCTGCTCAAGGCTGTGCTGATTGGATGGGAGGGCATCGACGAGGAGGACGGCAAGCCTGTGCCGTTCTCGCTGGCAACAATGAAGGAGTTCGCTGACGATTCGTATTGGATTCGTGGTGTGCTGAAGGCTTATACCGCGACCTTCGAGGGCGCTCGTCTGGGAAACTGAAAGGTGCCGTCGAGCATTGGTGCAAAGGCGGCAAGACAGTAGAGGACAAGAGCGGTGATGACGCTGCGGTATTCGGCCTGAAGCCGCAGCGCAGCCGTGCTGCACCGGTTGAACAGCACTACGAAGTGTGGGAGGAAAACTGGGAGTCATTGATGATGTTCCTGCGAATGCAAACGCAATGGAACATCACGATGGGCGGTTACGTCGGCCTGAAGTATGAGGTACTGCTCGGTGCCGGTGGCTTGATGTCGCTGTATGATGTAGATAATCCACGCGAGCTGCTAGAGGACATCCAGACGATGGAAGCAGTCGCGCTCGCAAAACTGAACAAGAAAGATGGCAAGTAAGACTGTTCAGCCTATTGCTATTGAACTTGGTATTAAGGGTGGCGAACAGCTCGGGAAGCTAAGCAGCGCATTTCGCGATCTTGCGAAGACTGTTGGCCAGACTGATGCTGGATTGGAAGAAGCGCGTAGAAGTATTATTGAGTATGGCAGAATAGCAAACCAAAGTGAAGCGTTAATTCAGGGCCAAATTAAGGCGTTCGAAGGGCTGCGAAAGCAAGCCGAGATAGGAGGGAGAGTATTTACTCAGCTAGGGAGTGACATAGACGCGCTCAAGGGCGTGCTGCGCGGTGCATCCGCAGCAACAGAAGCGCAACGCCAAGCGCTTGTCAACATTGGCTCTACTGCTAATGCGACAACGACTCAGATTCAAGGTGCGATCAATTCGCTGATTCGTCTCAGGGGTGAGACACGTCCCAATTCTGAAGCTTTCAACAGTCTTGGCGAAAGCATTGAAAGGCTTACGTCAAGGCTCAACGAAGTCACTAGAGAGACTGAGGAGCTTGCGCTGGCTCAGCAAACGCTGAATCAGTCAGTCTCCGCAAGTGCTGGTGGCGCTCAAAGGCAAATTCAAAGCATTGATGCTGTAACGAGATCGCTGCGTCAGCAAAGGGATGAGCTTGGAGCGTTGGGGAACGATTC